ATAGATTTAGATTTGGCACCACCATATCCCTGTGAAACTATCCAAGCCATCGAAAAGGAGTTGCAATGACACACGATGAATTATTAGCAAGATTGGACGGGCAGATTGCAGGCTCTAAGGCAATAGGCTGTGAGTGTCCTGCTTGTGATAACGCCGTTGCCCTTCGTGCAGTAGTGGAGTTGCACCAATCCAATGTGCTTCCATTTGACAAATACCTTGAACCATTTTGTATTCCTTGCGATACAAATTACCCCTGTGAAACTATCCAAGCCATTGAGAAGGAGTTGAAATGACACACGACGAATTGCTGGAAAAGATAGATAATAATTTAAGCAATTGCGGCGGAAAAGATGATTGCGAATCTTGCAAGAGAGAGAACGCACCTTGGGTAGCCCTTGGCGCAGTAGCAAAATTGCATAAGCCTGAAGGTATAAATGCACCACCACAGTGCAAGCATGATCGCAAAGCTTATCCTTGCCCCACTATTCAGGCTATTGAAAAGGAGTTAAATTGACCACATTTCTAATAGTCTACACTGGCTTTTTAACCCTATTTTCTATAGGCTTGATCCATTATTATGAGGAAAAAGTCAAAAAGCTCAACCATTACTTGAATCAAATGACAAAGAGATTTCATATATCGCAGAGATTAAGGCACGAAAATGAGGCGGAAACTGAATACTATCAAGAAGATATAGATTTTGAGCAATAGGAGATTTAGTGATTAAAGTTTATTTAACAGAAGAAGAAATTCAGGCAAGCATTGCATTTGCAGATAATTTGCAAAAAAACAAGGTTGTAGATAAGAAATTTGATCGAAATAATACCTCATGGGCAGTTAGCCTTATGGGGCATTTGGGCGAAAAAGCGGCAGCAAAAGTATATGGGGGCAATGTTGATCATAACCTATTAAAAGGCGGGGATGATGGAACTGACCTTAAAATAGATGGTATTACCTATCAAGTAAAGACAAGTACCACAACCAGCCTTATATTCAATTCTTGGCATGATTTCATAGCAGATAAGGCTATTCTGGTACAGCTAATTGGAGATAAAACACAGCCACATATTGACTCACATTTCCTAGTCTGGGGAGATATTGCCAAAGATAAATTCCAAAGACATTACCATGTCAAGAACTATGGATATGGCGATAGGCTGGTATGCGAGATGAAATGGCTAGAAGAAGCCAAAATATAATAGGCGGGAAGCCAGGAATATGTCCCATAACTACCTAGATTACTATAGAGAACAGAATAAGATCAAGACATCTAAATGCTATATATGTCAGAAGAAATCCACGCATATTGATTGTATTGGAGCAAGAATTGTGTATACATGCTCAAAGCACAAATTACACAACAATGCTCAAAAGCTTACTTCCCGCCAAATTTAAAGTGGAGTAAAGTGGAGTAAAGTGGTGAATATATGCCATATAAAATGTATTAAATACATATATTTATTTATATTTATGTTTACATGTTATAGAGCGATATCCACAACCCCATCGTAATATCTGTGGATAACTTTGTGCATATATACACAATTTACCACATACCTGTGGATAAAACCTGTGGATAACTTTATGTAGCACATATAAAATCAATTGTCAAGGGTTATTTTGCCCATATTCGTAATCTATTTTTTGTGCAATTTTGATCAAAAATAGATTAAATATACACAAATATGATCCATTTATTTAATTTATTATATGTTTTTGATCCATTTTGTGTGATTTCTTATATTGCTCTATATATGACATATGGTTATATTGGAGAGCTAGGAGATTATGGGGATCATTCGTAATACCCGCCCACTTCAGGAGATTTTTAGGGTCCTTCGTAATCTTTATTCTGGGGCTTACGCGGACGAGTTTTTTTGAAACGGGGTAAACATATAATAAAATAAAGAAAACCCCACAGGTCCCGAATCCTGTGGGGTTGTGGACTTGGCAGAATCGCCTGAACGCCCTATCTCTCTTCTATATTATACCAGTGCAGATATAAATATGTCAAACGGAAATGACATGTTGCCAATTGTGACAATTTGGGTAAGCATGTCTACTTCCTTGTGGGTATACTGCTCTTCATGTGTGATATCTGCTCCAACATAGATACCATAGCCTGTCTCTGAATCCCGTCCTTCTTTAGTTAATTGGTCAATGATGATGCGGGTTGCATAAGAAATGTCATTCATCTTGATTCTTGGCATTGCTTTAGTAATAGCATCTCTTAAAATAAACTCTGACATATCGCCATCCCAATGTGCATAGACATTGATATTTTGGTCGGGATTGTCGGTAGTGATAATTGTATAATTAGTTCTTGCTCCCATTATATTTCCTTTGTTAGTAGGTGAATAGATGTATTATAACACTAGGCACTGACATTGTATGATTGGATCAAATTCAATGTATTATGAATTAAACAATCACAATCGCCGCCGTTCATATTTTCCATAAATTCAATATGAGAATAATTATCCTCATATATATCATTAATTAGTTTATCTACTGTCATAGTTGCACATACTCCATTCCTGGAAGAATTGGTTGTATATCTTCTTTAGGGAAATACAACTTGACTGTTTCCATGAGTTCCCCGCATGCCTTAACAACTTGCTCCAGCCCCAATAAGGTGTAACCACGCTCTTGATACTCAGCCATAACCTCTATATAAGATATCGCCAAGTGAAAGAAACGCAATTGTTCCCGTGCAGGAAATTGGGCAACTTGCCGTGCCACAAAGGGCACATTCAACCTATTGTCTGCTAATGCATCAATAGTTTGTTTTACATATTTGTCATTGATTAGCATGTTGTCCTTTCTTGAACATTGGATTATATCAGATTCTAGCCAGTTTGTCTAGGACCTTGCTGATATTACTTGGAGCTTTTACTCCCCCTTCGCAGCGGCAGAATGTCATATGAAGCTGGCAATCAGCACACATAACAAAACCTACCTTGGCACCGTCACGAGTAATCCCATACAAAGTATGGGACTCTCGCAATGGTGTTTGATCTGTGAAAGGGTTTAGGACAAAGGGACAGCGGTACTCGCTGAACGCTCTTTAGGGTCCTTGATAGGACGCTTAAAGGTCAAGCCAGAATCCTTAAGAGCCTGAATCATCTCCTTTGAGAAACGACCACGTGTTCCTGGTGTGAATCCCTTTGATACAAGATACTGACGTGCATCTGTTACTGTTACTTCGGTCATTTTATTCCTCTTCTTCTTCTATATCATCAACGTGTTTGATGAAATCTTTTTCTTGCAAGTGCTCTCGCACTGCTTCATATAAGTCTTCCATGCCATATTCTAAATCAAAGATATAACCTGATGTCATTATCTTCTCCATGATATGGTCTGGTGTGTCATTCCAAATATACTCCACATTGTCAACATCATATGCATCATCTTCATGCATGTTGATTAATGCATTGTACACAACAACGTCAACAAGCCCTGGTCGCCAACCGTCAGGATGCTTTGTATATGCTTGAATATTTTGTAAAGCATCTTCTAACAACTGCATTCTAGACATTGGCATCCATTTCTGCGAAATATTGGGCAAGTGTACGGACCGTAAAATCCTGTCCTAAATTATAACAGAATTGTACGGCTTCCGTCAAATTCTCCGTCTCAAAAACGGGGAAGGAAGTAATGAATCCCTCATCACCTCTGTCATATACTTCAAATGAATTAACTCCACCTGGAGAAACAGAATAATCTATTTCAATGATCTCTAAGTTAGTTTTATTGTTCATCTTGTTGCTGCTCCTCTATATTTACCCAAATACTCCCATTGTCCATACAATAGGAATAAACCTCGTCAATTGTTTTGCGGATAATTATATGAGTATCATAGATTATATAATAATCGTTGCCATTATCGTCAATGGCTTTTTCATAGAATAAACCGACAGGCTCTTTAGACATATCGGCTAGGATATTTGCTTTATATTCCATAGGGTCAATTTGCATAGGGCTATCCTACCATATTGGGACGGGAACTGTCAAGTTCATTAGCATACTCCAGTATATGAGATATAGCAGCGATTTGTCCCTTTAAATAATCATAACCTTCACCTTGAAGAGCATTCTCCAAATCCTGGTTAAGACTAATTAAATGTATCTTCATATATTCAATTAACTTAGATGATCGTATCTCTAGTTTATTATATTCCTCTTGGTCACATTTATAGCATGTGACATTTTCATCCTCTGTATAGAGCATACCTGCTCCACATGAAGAACACCATGATTGGTCATACATTCCCATTAGTCAAAATACCCTTCTGCCCACAGACCATCTAATAATCCTTGTGCAATTAATAATCCATCTTTGGCTAAACCTTGAATTCTTTTTAAATCTTCTTTGTCATATCGGGTGGGAGTATCAGATAAAGCATCAATAGCCAATCTAACACCATAGGAAGCATTATCTAAATCCTCTTTGGTATATCCTAACATTATTCCCCTTCTTTCTTAGCAAATGCTAATGCATATGTTAAAGCATACATATCTCCAAGTGTATCGCAAACACCTTCCCAGTATTTACGCTCCATTGAATCCATTGCTTCCTCGGTTTCTTCTTCTTGTTCAATTGCAAGTTGAAGTTGATTCTCTGCTTCAACCATAAGTGTCTTTAAATGACCATGCATAATATCTGCACCGTCCATTCCAAGTTCTACTTGTTTAGTTAGATATGGGTCAAGTTCTAGGTTGTTTATCATATAGGTATTCTACCATTTAGGGCTGACATTTGTCCATTCGTAATCAACATTTTTTGGGGTGATTTTTATCACATTCGTAAATAGGACATTTTGGACATACCGCGCCCTAAGCTGGGGACCCTTTCGGATCCCCAACCAGTCTAAAGTTCGTCACCCGTTACGACTTTAGTTTTCTCTCTGTGAAGGACATTTACTTTATATGTGTCTAGAATTGATTCAACACGTGCATCGTCACCACACCACAATTCTAGTTGAAGCCCGTCCAAGGGGAGCAATTCTACTCCCCTTTGCCAAGCCATATTTACGACGGCAGCGTAAGTTGCTTTATTTGGTGCTTCAATTGTTGCTATCATTAGTAAGAAGACTCCCTTACTTCATCTACCTCATAGCCATCAATCTCTACATCACCTGAGAAAGCATCTACTGAAAGAGTTTCTGAAATCAAATCGTGCAAATCAAAATCTTCTGTCAAATCAACAGTAATAGTTCCAGAGAAAGACATAGTGCCTGAGAAAGAAATATCTTTGGTTAGACGAATATCAAAGAGATTAGCAATTTCAGTAATTAGTTCCATATCTGGGTCAGTTGCTTCTTGGCAATATGATGACAAAATATTTTCTAACTTGAATACCTTGTCATTAAACTTTGCATTTGTTTCATCTGAAATACGACCTTTATTAAGTGCCCAGTCAATGTCTGTTACTTTTTCTGTAACATATTCAGCCTGACCATTTACAATTTTCTTGTAAGTAACTAAGGCATTTGGATTGTAGTTTTCAGCGGGGGATAGAGGTGTATTTAGATTAGCCTCTAGGTTATTCAGTATTGACATTGTTTCTTCTTTCTGTTCGGGTTGGTTAATAGGGTTAATTGTAGCATCTACCACTGACATTAGCGACATGCTAACTGGGTCTACCAGGCATACTGGACATAAACTAATATGTGGTTTTCCTGTTACTTTAATTGTCATTTCAATAAGTGAATCACAGTTTAAACATACATAGTCCCACTTATACCAAGTTTGATCCATTATGCGTCCGCCTTTTCCCTGTGTGTCTCACAGTTATTGTTTTCTTCATTTCCAAAGCCACAAGCAGAGCATACCTCATTTTCGCAATCTTCGCAATACTCCAGTGTGTCATATGCATCACAGTCATTGCACTTGGTCTCATATTCAGAGCGACTAATGACTTCCCCACGCAGGAATTCCCACTCTCCGCCCCAGCCTGTCTCTTCCTCAAAAGACAATGTGAGTAAGAGGTTGGGATACTGAGATGATAACTTAAGTAATGCCTCTTCTGCTACACCCCAAGCAGTCTCAAAGTTATAATAAACTACTAAGTTCTCACCATTAGGGGTAGGACCTTCCATATATGTATTAGGATACTTATTATCATTAGATACGGCTACATCCCACTTAGTTCCCCAGTTGGTGATATTCCAAGAATACCAAGACTTGTCTTGCAAACGCAAGCGTTCAACATCTGACCACCAATTAGGGTCACTTGAATCTAACTCAGAACGAGTAGGTTGGCAAGCATATTCTTCATCAGTAATACCCATATCTTTATAGTTAATGATATTGTGAAATGCAAATACAGGATTTGTATAAGTAACTTGTTTGATTTTGGTTGGGAACCCAGAGGCAGATACATCACCCATATTATGATTTTCCATAGCCAAAGTAAAAGACTTACCTACTTGTTCAACTAATTTATTTACTTGCTCAGGATTACCTTCAATGGTGAGACCATTATATACCCAGTTTGGCATTTGAAACTCTTTCTATGTGACGGATGGTTAATACGAGTATTCTAGCATATAGGACTGACATTGGTCAAGTCGAGATTCGTAATTGGTCATCGTAATTCGTAATTTAAGGGATAATTTGGACATTTCGTAATTGTGATTTTAATCACAGCCCCGCGCCCTGCATAAATATACATTGCATTGCATATTTATACTATACCATTTTGCGAGCTTTTACTATACCATTTTGCGATTCCAACGGGACTTGAACCCGTAGCCTCCACCGTGACAGGGTGGCGATCTAACCAATTGATCTATGGAACCAGATGAGCAGTTTTAATTCTTGCTCAGGAATTATTTATTAAGCGGTCAGTGCAAGCACTTGCTTAACAATTTTATTTTTTTCTGCAGTGATAACAGGGTCGAAACCGCTTGCACCATAAGCAAGACTTTCGCCGTTACCCTTGCGAGCAGTACGGAAATAATCCAAGCGTTCAGTTAGAGCATTGACAACGCCCCAAGCAGTACCCTTGATGTTAGCATTGGTAGGTGAGTTATGGTACAACTCATCAAGCAATACAACTTTATTTTCCCACTTAGTCAAAGCACCCTTCTTATCAACTTCAGGCTTAGGATAAAGCGTGTTGATAATTTTAGAGAACTCAGCATTGGTCACTTCACGAGTGAACAATTCATTTGCAGACTTAGAGAACTCATCAAAGTATGCAACAGACAAACCAAGAGCCTCACGAGCAGCAGCAATTTTGCCGTCTACTGTCTGAGTGTGACGCAACTTGAAAGATTGCTTAGCCTTTTTCATTGCAAAGTTAAGAGTATTTTGGCAACGAACACGAACAGGTGTTAGTGCAACTTGCACAGCAACAGAACCATCGTGAGAGGTGTAGCAAATCAAATAAAGATTAGTTACATCATTAGCACCATTAGGGTCAAGTACGAGTTGATTAGGTACAGACCAAGCACCATAAACAACACGACCTTGCTTAAACGAGCCAGCAGAATCTACCTTAACATCAGGATTAGAGTCGTGTAGATTATCTGCAAACGCAAACAAATCTTCATTCTGAACTTCTTTATAGCGTGAGCCAACAGTTGCAAGAACATCTTTTTGTCCTGCAGTGTAAGGGTTATCACGAACAACGAGATAAGAATCTGAAACTAAATTATAGTCAGCAGGAACTAACTCAGAGATTGGCTCCAAGCGAACATTCCAGTTGTCCAATTTAGCAGCAGACATAATTTCTGCAGTTGTGGGAGTTTCGGTATCCTTATCGAATACCTTATTGGCGTATGAGTGCCAAGCAGGGTTAGAGCGAGAGTCTACGATAGCAAACGAAACAGAGCCGTTTTCTACTTCAGACTTATGGGCGGTAGCCATTGGGTTAGCCATTTTTCCTTCTTTCTGTTAATGAACCCTAAGTTTATCATAAGCCACTGACATTTGTCAAGACTATTATTTGATACGAAGCGTCTCAAATATTAAGATGACACAAACGATAATAATTGGAGGGGCTAAAAGCATTAAAAAAGGCACTAAAATAAGGGTTTCCATCGTGTAAGTGTACCATCTAAGAACTAGAGGTGTCAAACCCCCCTTCGTAAATGTGATAATAATCACATTTGGATCTTATCCACAACCTGTGGACGACACGCCCGAGCGGGCGCGGCGGGCTTGTTGAGAGTTAAAATAAAAGCTGATGAGGATCGGATCACCAGCTTTTAATTTTATAGTGAGAGTTCTTACTTACGACATTGTGCGAGAACACTCTCTAAACTGCACCTGTTTCGATTATTTTTATTTAGTTGTTTTTACCATAGCAAAACGCTTTTGACCATTTGCTAAAGTTAAGCCAACACGAGTTACTTTATTGCTAATTGGTGCGAACGAGTTAATTCGACCAGTAACGCCAGTTGTGCTTGTTGTGAATAAATCACCGATTTGATAAGTGTATCCGTTGAGTGACATTTTATTTCCTTTTCTATTTCGGGTTATAGATGAGCAGTTTTGCGACTTGCTCAGGTCGTTTAACTAGGGCGTATGTGAAGGCTATTTAGCCACGCTTGCCCTTCTTGTTAAAGATACTGTGCGATAGACTTCATAGTGGAAGCATTAACTGTTTCCTCATCTGTCATACGCAAGATGTTGAGGGCATTTGTGATTTCCTCTACTGTGTTATCATACTCATACTTAGCCATAGTTGTAAAATTACGATTAGGCTGAGCAGGGAAATCCTTATCTGCTGGAACATCAAAGTCAATGTTTAGAGTATTTGTCCAGTTGCGATGGTTTGTTCTGATGTTGGTTGCTTCGCTAATCTTTGAGAAAGCATAATCAGTTAAAGACTTATTCCAAGCCTTTAGTTCCTCTTGATACTCTACTTCTAGTGCTTCTTGATTAGCATAGTTAGTCTTAATTGTTTCCAACTTAGCCTCTAGTGCCTTGATTACCTTTGGTGTTGCTACTTTAACTGTGATACTACGAGCCATTTATTTTGTCCTTTGTTTGAGAGTTTGTTTGAGAGAGTAATTATAGCAGAGCCCACCGACATTGGTGAGCCCTGCCAATACTTATTTAATTAAGCAAGCGTAACTGTGGTAAAACGCTCTTTGCCATCTACTTCTAGCAAAACACGAGTCATTGTGTCGCTAATTGGCTCGATAGCCTTGATAACGCCTGTTACCTTTGACTTCTGTGTGGTAAAGAGGTCGCCGACTTGATAGGTGTGATTTGATACTGTCATTTTTTTTCCTTTTCTGTTGTTGTTTATAGGTAGTATTTTACCATAGTGAGCCAACCTTTGTCCAACCCACTATGGGCGTGTCGTGTGTGATTTACCTCACACGACAATTCTAGTTTATTTTAGTATTCATCTTGTGGGAGCCAAGCTTCCAAGTGGTGAGCCTCTACGATAGCATGAGCAGGAGCAGAAGACTCTCCACGCCATGTGATCGGATCAGGCAATTCTATAAGGCGAGAGTAGTCTTCCTCATAGTAAGCATCAATGGCATCAATGCAAGGCTGTACCATAGAAAGAGGAACGGGTGGGTAATGATTACCTTTTAAGTGATAACCGATAGCCTGTTCCAAGTCTAGGTCTTCCATACTTGCCAAGTCTGTTGCAAAATTACTTCCCATTTACTGTTCCATTTCTATAAAGATTAAGTGTGTGCATTTTACCGCTAGGTTCTAATAGATTTACTGTTCGATACTCTTTAGCATCTCCCGCATCTGTAAATTTATTAAAGTCATTAACGGCTGAAAGTGCATCGGGATAACGGAAACTAGAAAAATAGTCTCCGTCATTATGCACTGTGATTACATAATTGTATTCCATAGGTTTAAGTCCTTTCGGGTTAGGGTCTGTAATTATAGCAGAGAGGTCAGACATTATGCCAATTCGATTACTGCGTGAGAGGCAGACTCATTTACAAATTGCAACTTTTCTACAATTTCATCACGAGTTAAGCCTGTGCCCACACAATCCAATACGGCAGATACATTTAACTTATCAAGCACGCCTGCGGGTAGCGTAGCGATACGAGACATAAACGGAGAGTCTTTAGCAATTTTTGATACATAATTAACGCCTTCTACTGAAAACGGAAACTCGTTCCAACCTGTTGTGTCGAGATTATGATACTTCATTTTATCCTTCTTTCTTTGAGAGTAAGAGAATTATAGCATTTTGCACTGACATTTGTCTATTCGTAAGGCAATAATCTCACAAGGTGAGACGCTCAACTATGAGATTAAAATCACATTTCGTAACGGCGTGTCGGCTTGACAAATGACTGGTCAGGGGCGCGGCTCCAAAACAAAAATTAATAGAGGGACCTCTCTCAAAGGTCCCTCTACTCTCTCACCGTCGCAATTAAATTTTAATTGTTACATTTAAATTTTCAAAAGCTTCCTCTGCAAACATATAAATTTCTTCAATCTCCGCCTCGGACCAATCGCAATTGAAATTTTCATCTATATAATTTTGAACACGTAGTGCAACTTCCAATGAAACGCCAAGGTGATCAGAAATCATTTCTGTAAAGATATTACTTCCTGCAATTCTGCTCATGATAGTGCACTCCAATATGATAGGTCCCCAGTTGTATCAACTAAATAACGAGAGACATCTGACCAAGCTGTTTCATTGTAAAAATACTTGGTCCTTGTTCCCTTAACTTGTACTTTAAAAAAGATATCGTCATTGCCGTCCTGAAACACTTTCACCTTGTCATCAACAAACAAAGCATGCCAGGAAGCGGAAGACACTGCAGGCATTCTACTCACCCAACACATCCTGTTCCATTTGCTCGAATTCACGAATTTCATCACACATTAAATCAAATTCATTTTCAGTAAGCAAAATTGAAGTAATGCGTGTGGCTACATTAGCAGAGAGGCTGGCGGAATAACGATAAAGTGCCTTGATAATTTCATCACTAGGCATTTCACCACCTGTTAGATTATTAAGTAGTTCACGAGCCTCATACATAGTTTCTTCATCGTGAATTCCATCGTGTGTTGCTTGTTGAATTTTTATTGCTGTTGCAATGTTTGACATTATTTTCCTTCTTTCGGGTTGAGAGTTGTAATTATAGCAGAGACGACTGACATCAGCCCTCATCATATTCTAGATACATGGGAAAAGCATCCCAGCTATTAAGCCCCATGTCTTCTTGGTCATAGCACTCAGGGCATACATAGTCATCCCCGAATATATCATATTCCTCTTGGGAATCATAGGTTTCTGTAGCACCACAAATTTCATAGTATAGGCAGGCTACTTGAAAGATAGTTTCATTAGTCATTATCGCACCTCATCAAGTGTTAGGCAAAGTGGGTTACACTCGCAAAAATCAAAATCAAAATCTCCGTCGGGAGATACCCAGCCAGTAAAGCCCTGACCATAGCAATAATTACAAGCCTTAAAAACACACTCCCAGCAAGTGGTCGCTCCTGTAAATTCGACATCATAGGTATAAGAATTGCCACAAGGCTTATCGCACTCTTGACAATAGGTTTGGATAGTAGACATTTTATGCCCCTTTCGTTTGTTGATACGGCAATTATAGCGGAAGCCACTGACATTATCAAATCTTAAATAGTTATAAATCGGACATTTTTCAAAATATTTTTGTGAATTGGATCACCTTTGACTAGCCAGAGATTAAAATCACATTTCGTAACGGCGTGTCGGCTTGACAGCCGCGCCCGCTACAAGCTAATTAAATTTATTTTTATATTTTTGTTTTCGATTATACTTTTTTTTATTTGGAATTGCTGTTGCTGCATTACTACGACGCAACTCTTGAATTCGTTTTACTTTTTCAGTAACCATTTTTTTTAGTCCTTTCATTTTACTAATTCTAATAATTTAGCATAACCATTTTGGTTTGACTTTAGTGATAATTCACAATTATTGCACTCCCACGCATAGCGTACTGTGCGACCAGTACCAAGTGTAGCGATACACGTATGAGTCATCTTTTCTGAGCAAACAGGGCAGTAGCAAGAAATCTCTTGCCCTAGCCCACCAATTTTAATTGTCATTTCTAGTCTTTCCAATCTAATACAATACATTTACAGGTTGCGATTATTTCTATTGTGTCGCCATCTGCATACACATAGCCATAGTCGTTGCACTCGTCGCAATAAATACGCTCCGTCATTTTTACTCCTCGTCTATTCTTACATAAACAGTTGTGTAGAAATCAGGCTTTGGCAAATAGCCGTAGACATTATGAGGGCGAACTAAACACGCATAAGCGAACACGCCTTCTTTAGTGTGAACATCTTTACGCAATTCTGCGTACTGAATAATTCCCTCACGAGAATTGCGATAGGAACGATGGAATTTGCCTTCTAAGGCTTCTGAGATTAGCATTACTTGCTACCTTCTTTCTTTTGTGTTGAGTTGATTATAGCAGACACGGCTGACATTGTTGCTTGTTTGCGGGTGGCGAGAACATACTCTCGGTATTCTTCTAGGTTCATCTAAGACCTTCTTTCTTTCTAATACCCGAAATTATACACGATAGGGCTGACATTATCAAGTCCAAAATGCTATCAAATCGGACATTTTGAAAAATATTTTTGTGAATTGGGTCACATCTGACCAGTCAAAGAATTAAAAGTTATAAAATTGTTATCGTAAACACGGCGTGTCGAGTTGACAGGCGCGGCAAAATTTGCAGCTTTTTATTTCTGCAAATCTTTTTTTATTTATTTGAAATCTTTAAAAATGTTTTCTAAAATTTCAATTTGTTTTTCATCGAGATGATCAATTTGAATTGCATCTGCAAAACCAAACGGGTCTTTATTAGTCATTGAAACACGCCTCCCAAAAACGCTCTTTATCAAAATTAGGATTATCAAGGGCAAGCAAGTCAATAAACGGGCTAACCAAAGAATCATCAAATTCTGCAACGAAAGAGGGGCGGGATTCCATATTGTATTCCAACAAATAGTTATTCAGAATTCGGGCAATAGCCACATAGTCTTTTCTAGTCATCATTAGTTATAATAAGCCATTTCTGTTAATAGATGAGCATAGCCATCTTTATCTGATTTAAGCGATAATTCGCAAGGTTGACATTCCCACACATAGCGAACAGTACGACCTGTTCCTAGTGTAGCAATACACATATGGGACATTTTTTGAGAACATACAGGGCAATAGGCAGAAATTTCTTGACCTAGCCCTCCGATTTTAATTGTCATTAGTTTTTACCTTTCTTTAAGCAAATAAGACATAGAGATTTTGGAAATTGGATTATGTGACCAATAGGGCAATAGTATCTTTTCATTAAATACACACCACACATTCACACTTAGGGGCATTAGCCGAAAACATAATTTTAATCAACGCAATACGCTGACCCATATCTAAACCATAAGTGGATTTCATTCCACCATTATAGTAATCGTGGAGAATACGATTCTCAAGGTTAGCAGAAATTCCTAGGACTTTACCTAGATTTACTTTATTTAGTGTAGTCATTTTAGACCACCTTTCTTTTTTAACTGTTTAACTATCGCTAGTTTAACATACTTTTTTGACTTTTTCAACTCGACACGCCGTAGCGTGTCGAACTTTTTTTTCTTTATTTAATTTTGTATACTGGAAGTATAACATACTATTTTGCTACTATCAAGTATACTGGCGAGTAGTATCACAATTTGAGACGCTCACGGATGTGTCTTTAATCACATCGTAGGCGACACGCCCGAGTGCGGGGGCGCGTCCAAAATCTGCAGATTTGTCAACTGCAGATCTTGTTTTTTTATTTGAAATCTTTAAAAATATCTTCAACGATTTTCAACTGTTCATCTGAAAGATGTTCAATTGAAATCGCATCGGCAAATCCAAAAATATCTTTTTCATTTTCATTAGTCATCATTTTATTTTTTATCCTTTTGATTTTCTAGGGCGATAAGAGTGATAGTGAATGCCTAAAGCATTTTTCATTTTTGTCATCTGTCCACGATAGACATCTGTTGAATAATAAGAGTAGTGTCTAGGAGTGCGATGGCGTGTGCTTGCCTCCGCAACAGGTGCAGGAATTAAGAGTGCAACTAGCACGATAGCGATTAGTCTTTTCATTACTTAACCACACTTTCTAAAAATTCTTTA